CTCTGAAAGCCCGCCTGCGCCACGTTGCCGGCCGTCGTCTGCCAGCGTTCGGCTTCCGGCGTTTCCACTTTGACCATTTCGGCGCCGCTGCGCTGGAACATGTAGGCGCCGGCCGCGGGCGCCGACAGCAGCACGCCCTGAAAGTCACCGATCAGCCGCAGCCCGGGGAGTTTGTCCAGCACTTCCTTGAGGTAGGTGAAGTTTTCGCTCACCTGCGCGCCGGAGGCGGCTTCGCCCACGTTGTCGTGAAAGGTGTGCGGTATCACGAGCGGCGGCATTACGGCCTCCCACCTTGTCGAGTGAATACCTCAATGGACTTGATCTGTAGCTGCGCGGTCGGGGTCTGGCAGAAGAGGCGAAAGCGTATGTAGCGGCACTTCTCGCGCAGTCGCCACGACTTCGCGATCTGGCCGTCGCGGCTGGTCGGCGCGGTGCCCGGGAGCGACGCCCACGCTACGCCCGGAGCGCTCCACGAGAAGGTGCCCCACGTCACTTCGCCCCACGCCGGAGCCGTTTCCGGTTCGGGGGATTCGTGCGCGCTCTGCGCGCTGATCTGCGGCGGCGTCACGCCTTCCGGCGCCCACATGAGATAGTCCACGCGCAGGCGAGCGACGAGGTTTTGATCGACTTGCCCCGTGGAGTAAGCGCGCGTCTCGAGCTGCCATTCGGGCACGCTCGTGTCCGCGTCGGTCGTGCTCGTCGGGCCGGGGTTGAAGTAGTTGCACGTCTGCAGTCGGTTCGGGCTCCATCCCCCGCCGATCAATTCCGGGCTCCTGCCGGCGCCCGGCGGCACACGCACGGCGAACGCCCACACCTGCGCCCCGGCGCCGCGTAGGTGAGTCCACACGCCGATCGCCGCCGGGTCGCCTAGTTCATCGCGCGGGTGGCTCAGGTCAAGGCGGCACACGAGCACGTCATAGAACGAGGGAATCCCCAGCGCCGTGTTGTAGAGCACGGGCAGCAGGTAGTGGTTTTCGTACACGCAGGCGCCGCCAAGGAAGTAGCCGCGTTTGACGTATTCGCGGTACAGCTCGCGGATCGGGTCGCTGATGCGCTGAAAGCCTTGCGGCAATTCGGACGTGACGCCGCGGTTGATCAGGTAGATAGCGTCCGTGCCCGGCACGATGACGCTGCCCTGCCAGCCGGCGATGCCGCGGTCCTGCCACAGCACCAAGTCGCCGGAGTAGCGGTCGAGTTTCCATTGCGGGTTCCCGCTCGCGTCCGTGAGTTTCACGGCGAGGTTGCTCAGGATCCAGACGCCGCCGGTCGTGAAGATCAGCAGCGAGTCGCGCCCCGGCTCGAGCCCGATGATTTTCACGCCGCCCGGCACTTCGATGTATTCGTTCGCTTCGTAGGTGCCGGGTTCGCCTATCTTCGACACCCACACGGTCGTGTTGCTCGCAGCGACTAGGCGGTTGGCGACGATCGCGTAGTATTCCGCGCCCTTCGCCTCCGTGCCTACCGCGGTCCCGTTGTAGGTTTTGCCGCCGGGGAGGTACATGATCCCTTTGTAAACGGCGGGCCGCCCGGTGACGGCGCCGACGCCGGCTATTTCGGTGAAGCCTTCCGCCGGCCCGATCCCGTTCGCGCGGTAGAGGTTCACGCCGTTGTTCACGAGCGTTTGCTGGCCGCCGCCCGCGAGCGTGCCGTCCCACACCCACGTGATCAGCGACGAGCCCGGCATTACCGCGCTGCGCCAGCTCGTGCCGCCGCGCTTGAAGATGGCGCCGTGCTTGTCGAGCAGGCAATTGGTCGCTTGGTGCACGCCGGTGAGCGGGATCAGCTCCGGCGCCCCGGCGCGGTGCATCCCGGCGCCGAACGAGCGCGTGATCTGGCGCGTGAGTCCCGGCGCCGCCATCAGGCGTTCACTCCCACGACACGGATCTGCGCCGGGCCAACGCCGCGGTAGCGACGGTTCGACTGCTGCAGGAGCTCCGTGCACGCGTTGAGAAAGATCGTCTCGTGATTGCTCGCAAGGTCCGGGCGATCTTCGGTGCGCAACAGCGCCGTGGCGATCGCGCCGGACACAAGCGCGTCCATGTACTCGCCGGGAATCACGAGCCCTTCCGGCGACGTTTCCGAGAGATCGGGCGGCCGGCAGACAGCCCACACGCTGATCGTCGCGCCCGGCGGCGGCGTCGCACCGCCAGCGTCCGGCGTCGGGTAGAGCCATAGCTGCTGTTCGCCCGAGCTCGAGTCCTGGCAGCCGGCGAGCCCGCCCGTGCCGCCAATCCAGACCCAGCCAAACGCGCCTTCCGGCGGATCCTGGTGGCGCAGATGGCCGTACACGTAGCCTCCCACTTCAACCATCAGGATCTCTACGACTTCATCGGGCAGCGCGTAGGTCGCCACGCCCTGCGCGGTCGGCCCGAGGCTCAGCGTCTTGCGATAGGACTTCGAGCGCCGGCACATCTGCCGTTGGCGCACCGTCAGCCAGCGCAACGCCTGCGCGTTGGTCGCATCGAATTGGCCCTCTTCGAGCACCTGCGCGACGAGCTGGGCGACGGTATCGGCCACGGCCTAGGTCTGCTTTCCCTGAGTTTTGCTCTGCCCTGCACTCGCGGCGCCTTCCGCGCGCGCCTGCTCGAGCGCGAGCTCGCGTTTGCGCTCCGACTCCGCGACCTTCTCGTGCACGCGCTCAAGCGAGCGCTCTGCGACCTCGATCAGCTTCTCGCGGTTCCAGCCCTCGCGCTCCTGCTCTATGAACGCCTGCAGCCCGTCCGCGTTGAGATCCATTGCGAGCTCCTGCATCGTCTCGAGCTCGAGCTCTGACGGCGGCGGCGCGGTCTGATCGACGCGCCAGAAGCCTTCCTGTATGTCGTCTTTCATCGGGTGTGCCTCGAGCCACGCGAGCAGCTCGTGCACGTTGGCGTCGCGGCCGTCCTCGAGGCGCATCCGGCCCTTCGCAGGGATCCGCAGCACGCCGTCGTGAAACGCGAGCGTCTCGCCGGGGATCGTCTCCGCCGCGCGCCCTTCCGCGTCACGCGTCTGCAGGATCGACTTCTTGACGAGGCGTAGCTCGCCCCGTCGCGCCATAAACAGGGTGCTCGTGTCCGGCACGCTCACCATCTGCTCTGTAGCCATGTTGCCTCCGGGTTCGGTTGGTGGGCGCCGGCGCCGAATAGGAGGGAAGAGCGCCGGCGCCCGGGTAACTAGGACGTAATGCCGGTGATCAGCGCGTGCGTCCGCTGCAGCCCGAACCGCAGACCACACTCGCTCAAGTACTCGGACTTGGTGGCGTCTGCGTCGTTCGGCTGGCGGTTCGGGAGCACCTTCGTGTCACGGCTCACTTCGTCGTTCGCGAGGTAGCGATAGGCGACTTGTGCCATATCCACGATGATGATGTACCCGCCGTACTTCTGCCCTTCGAGCAGGCGGTGATAGACCAAGTTGAGCGACCCGAACGGCGACGTGTAGTGCGTCACGTTCATGCCGTATGTCGTTTCGTCGTTCTTGGTGATCTGCTTGCTCGACGGGAACTTGTTTAGTGCACTCACGCCGACGCCGGACGCCATCGCCAGCTTCGAGCTCGAGCCGTAGCGCATCGCCTGCAGCATCGCGGCATTGAACTCGGCTTCGGTGAGGTTGCCTCCCGCGTCTGTTTGATTTGAGGTAATGAACGACAGGACGCCGCCGGTCGTGCGGTCCTCCGTGGCACCGGGCGTCGTGGCGGACTTGCGCCCCAACAGGAAGCTGTACTCAATGTCCTTGGCGTGCTCGATGCCGGCGTTGCGCGCGAGGCGGTTCCACTCGGACGGTTTGACCATGAACGACACCGCCTGCAGGGTTCCGGATACCTCGAACGGCGTCCGGAATATCTGCGTGAAGTTTTCAACGAGGCTAGGCTGCTTGGCCCTCGCTGGCTTCGACGTGTCGCTCTCCGGCTGCGCCGTGCCAATGATCATCAGCTCGTCGCCGCTGTTCATGGCCGTGGCCGTGGAGCCGATGCCGCGGGTCACGACAAGTTCGTTCCCGCTCACGGAATCGACGCGGAACTGCTCGCCCGTGCGCGTGTTGAGCACCTGATCCCATTGCTGGTAGTAGATGCCGTTCGACACGGGGATCACCGTCGCGACGTTCGTGGCCGTCGAGCTCGTCGTGTCGAAACGAGCCTTGCTTTCATCCTCCAACCACTTGAACTTAGTGGCGACGGTTTTTTCCTTATTCGCTGCCCTCGAGAATACAGCGAGCGGTTGCACATCGGGCTCGAGAAGCGATATCTCGTTGCCTATGTCAATGGCGAGCTGATTACTCAGGACAGAGGTTGTCGTCATTGCGCCCGTGACGGTCGCCATGAGACTTCACCTGCCTTTCGTATGTCTATCTGTGAAAGGTGAAGTGACTAGAACGGGAGCACGGACCGGCCGGCTCCGTCAGCGTTCAAGATCCCCTGCACCAATTGCTCGCGTTGATCGGCTGCGCCGGGACTCGCCCCGCCGGCACCCTCAAGCGTTGCTGCTGCGGGTTGCTGTTGCTGCTCAGCGTTAGCAGCGTCGGCCGCCCGTCCTGCCATGTATGCCATCCGCCAGAATTGCGGGTTATCCCCGAGCTCTGGCTGCCCGAGCATCTGCGCGTACTGACGTGAGACGTCGATCACGTTCTGCGCGATCTCCGGATCCTGCATCTCAGGGAACTCCCCAGCTAGGAGATCCGCTTGGCGCTGGGCCTCCATCGTCGCGATCTGCTCCTGCAGCGGCTCGACCGCTGCCTGCACTTGCTGCTGGGACTGCTGCTCCATGAGCTGCGCGAGCGCCATCGCCGTCTGCTGCGGGTTGTACTGCGGCGAGTCCGGATCCATGAACGAGAGATCGGGCTCCGGCTGCTGCTGCTGTTCCTGCGAGGGATCGCCCTCGTAGCCCTGCTGCTGCTCAGCCCAGGCCGCCTGCTGTTCCTGCTGCTCGCTCAGCATCCCCCGCATCTGCTCGAGACTCGGCCCGAGATCCGCGAGCTGCTGCTGAATCGCAGCGAAATCCGGCTGCTCTCCGCCCTGCTGCTGCTCTTGGCCCTGCTGCTGGGCCTCGCCGCCGTCGCCGGCGCCGGGTGCCGCTGGGCCTTGCGCTGCGCTTGCCTCCATCGGCTTAGCCTTCCTGCGCCGCTAAGGCGGCGCGCTCGTGCTCTTGTTCGTGGCGCTCTGCTTGTTCCTGCCGGCGCTTCGAGGCGACTTCAACGATCGCGTCTGCTGCGCCTCGCAGCGCTTTGAGCCCCGACAGGCGCCCGTGCGCCCAAGTGAGCTCCTGATGGCTAAAGCGGTGTGCGCCCTCGTCTAGCCCGCGCTGCACCGTGGCAATCTCGGCGTCGATCAGCGCGCACACGTTGCCGAAGCCGACCAAGCGGCGCACGTGCTCGACGTCCTCGCCGGCCTCGAACAAGTGCTCGAGCTCCGGCCATAGGTCGGTCACGTGCCGCTTTAGCGCTGGCGTTGGCCTTACTACGTTCTCTTCCGCCATCTGGCGCGCATGTTACGCCCGCGGGATGCGGACTCCCCGCAGACCGTGCGGGAAGGGCGGGCGACGCTTGCCCCGGGGAGAGCTCGCGCCGCCCATCGACGGGCCGGCGATGCGCCCGGCTTGCATCTTGGCGAGCACCGGCGACGGGCCTCTGTCCATCGTGGAGCGGTACGGCTGCGTGCGTTTCGTGGCGGCCTGCATCTAGGCGTTCACGCGCGGGCGCGGGCGCGGCAGCGAGCCGCGGGAGCCTTTGAGCACGGCTTCGGCGTTCTGGTGCATTTCTTGGAGCATCTGCCCGGCCTGGCTGGTAATCACGTGCGGCGGCTGCGCATGGCCGCCCACGGTCGGGCCTTTCTTGACGACGGTAGAGCCTCCCGTTCGAGCCCCCTGTCGCGGCGTGGCGCCGGCACCGCCGACCGGCTGCGGCTGGGTGGCCGACTGCGCCATCTGCGCCATCGCGCCCACGGCCGCCTTGTGGGCGACGTTCACGCCTTCGCTATCCACGGACGGGTCGATCAGCAAGTAGGACTGCGCGAACGCGAGCGCGGCACGGGCCTGCTTCTCGACGTCGGTTTCGTTGAACGGCAGGAGCGCGTTCTGCGCCGCCGTTTCCATCGCGCGCAGCAACATATCCCGGACGACGTTCGGGTTCGTTTCGACCATCGCCGCCTGTCGCGTCTCCGGGTCGCGCGCGTACAGGTAGCCCTCGCCGGGCGGTTCGCCGTACATCGGCGGCGACGCGTTGGGATCCGGGTTGGGGAGCTGCGGATAGCCTTCGAGCGGCGTCGCGGAGCTCGCGATCGCCGGCGGGAGCTGCTCGAGGTTGCGGGCGATCAGCGCGTCGAGCAGCGGCGTGGGAATCGCCGCCTGCGGCTGAGTGCCGGTCGGATCCCCGATCGGCGTCGTTTCCGGAGGTTCCTGCGGCTGGTAGCTCATCGCATCCCCGGCGCCGGCGCGACGCCGCCGTTAGGCGAGGCGGTGCCCAAGCCCGGCGCGGCGGGAGCTCCGCCCATCATCGCCGTCACCATATCCGGGCTTGGGCCTTCCTGGGGCGAGGACACCGTGCGGGCCTTGATCACGGCCTGCTCGATCAGGTTGGGATCGACGCCGGCCAGCTTGAGAAACGACAGCGCCATCGCCGGGATCGGCGGTTCCTGCGCCTTGAGCCAGCCCTTCGGGTGCTTGATCCCGCAGAGTTCGAGCGCGCGTTCGAGCGGCTTCGTCGGGTTCACGTACCACGAGTGCCCAAAGAGGTTCATCAGCAATTGCGCGTCGGCGCGGTCCTGCGGGATGTTTTTGGCGGCCATCGAGCCGCCTTCGGTCTTGATCTCGTATTCGCCCATGAGCTCGCCCGGACCGATCGGGTACTGCTTCCACGCGCCCGTCTCCCACGCCTCATCTTCGGTGACGCCTTCCTCCGGGACTTGGAGCGCGGGGCGGTTTTCCGTGATCATGCGCTGGTCGAGCAGCAGGAAACAGCGCGCGGCTTCCTGCACGACTTCGAGCTCGAAGCGGCGAGAGGACAGCGTGATACGGGCGCCGAGCGACGCCTGCACGAGCTGCGCCTCCGTCGCCGTTGTCGTGTTCTGCCCGGTGCGCGGGTCGAGCGCGTCCGCGATCCCCGAGACGGCTTCAATGTCTTGGCGGATAACAGACTCCTCTTGGTATCCGGAGCCCGGGACTTCCTGGCGCGGGATCGGGAACAGCGCCCGCGACGGGTCGCCGTTGGAGCGCATCGCCGTGCCCGGGCCAAAGACGAGATCCTCTTCGTCAATCATCTGATCGTCAAAGACGTAGCTGGCGCAGAGCGCGAGCGTGGCCGCGTCGCGGCGCTGCGAGCGCAGCGTGTCGAGCTCGCGGTTTAGGTGCTCGAGCGGCTCGAGATCGCCAATGCCGACCATCTGCTTGTTGATCGGCGTCGGGCGGTAGATCTGGAACGGCATGTAGCCGCAACACGGGTTCTCGGCTTCCTGCACGAGTAACTGCCGGTCGAGGATCGTGAGCACGCGTTCGCCGTCGTGCCACTCGAGCAGCTCGTGCGGCTGTTCGCCGCGCCCCAGCTTCGTCCACGAGCGAAAGCCCGAGACTTCGAGTCGGTCGGTCCAGATTTCGTCATAGAGCTGGCCGGCACCGCCGAGCGTGCGGACGCCCTCGGCGTCGAGCTGCTGCGCGCTTTCGGTGTTCCAGACGCGTTCGTTGAGCCGGTCCATTACGGCCTGCGTGCTCATCCAAACGCGGTGACACGTCCACTCTGCCGTGTCGAGCGAGCTCCCATACGGATCCCACATCCAATCGAACGGATCGACGTCCTCGAATACGGGGTCATCGAACGTGACCTCCGCTTGAAGTTTCCCGACCTGATAGCCGGGCCGGAACATGCGCCGCTGCACGCGCCGGCGGTTGCGGACCTCCCTGCGCCAATAGCTCTTACCGATGCCCAGCCCGTAGATGCGCCCGGAGCGCATGACCGCCTGAAACGGGAGATCAATGTTGATCTGATCCTGCTGGCGGTCGATCAGAAGCCGGATGGCTTCGAGGTTCTTCCGCCATTGTTCATCCCTCGGCATGACGAGCATCTTCGGCGCGTTGGCGATCGCCTTCGGCACGATCGACTCGATGGTGCGGAACGACAGCGGGATATGCAGATGCGCGCCCCACGAGCGCTTAGCCTCGTGCAAGATTTCGTCGCGGTCGTTCGGGCCGGCCTTCGTCCACGCGTCGCGGAATTGGCGGAAGCCCCGATACTGCCGGTAGAAGCGCTGGCAGCGTTCGCGGAAGTCGCGCCCCACGGAGTCGCCAAACATCGTGACCTTCTCCATCGTCTCGGTCACGACGTCGCGCTCCTGCTCCGGGATCCCCGGGCCGGCGACGGCTTGGCGGATTTCAGCCACGCAGATGCTCCGGCACGTCGGTTTCGTCCACGTCCGGCTGCTCTGCGCCGTTCTCGGCGGCTTCCGCCTCGGCCGCCATCGCGACCGCCAGCTTCGCCGCCTCGTCCGGGTCGAGTACCTCGAGCGGCTCCTGCGGCGGGATCGTTTCGTCTGGAATGACGACCTCGAGCCCCTGCGACTCCGGCTGCGCCTTCGCGTTGGTGCGGTCGGCCCATTGCACGACGGCGGCGACCGTCACCATTTCGTTAGGCATCGGCGTCGCCTTGCGCTGCAGCACGACCGTCAGGCAGCCGCCGGCGCGGTCGAGCAGGATCGCGCCGTCAAGCAGCGCCTTGATCAAATCCTCCTGCGTGACGACGGGCCAGACTTTGCCCTCGAGCTCGAGCTGATGCGATGGCTGGGCCTGCCAGCTACGGATGGACACGCGCTCCCCTTTCGTCGTTCACGCTCGCATCTTCGCGCGCGCGGGAGACGTTAGCGGCGCCGGCGCCGGAGGAAACGACGCCGGGCGCCTGCTGTCGCCCGAACAGACTTGTGGTTGTCAGGGCGCCGGCAGCCTAGCTCAGACGCCGGCGCGCTCGTGCGGCAGTACCTCGAGGCGTCCCTCGCGCAGCATCGTGCGCCCGACCTCGCGCATGTGCGCCTCTACCTCCGGATCCCAGCTCTCCGGATCGAACGGGCCGCCCTTGTTGCGCTGCGACGGGCGCATGGCCTGTATCTCCGCCTCGTGGGCGCGGGCGCATTGTCCAACATGCCGCTCCCACACGCCCCGCTGCTCATTGGGGAAGGAAGATCCGCAAATGTTGCAGCGAAAGGCCGGCCGGCGGTCGGCGTACTCCGGCGGCACGATCAGCCCGGAGCGGCGCTGCGCGAGCTCTACGCCGTGGGCGGCCACCGCCAGCTTCCGGGCTCCGGCTCGCCGTCGCCTACGTGCTCCGGTATGTCCCACTCCTGATAGGTGCCGGCGAGGTTCTCGGAGATCGGATACTTGGAGACAACGCGGAAGTCGCTGGCTTCGCCGCGCTTGCCCGGCGTGCCCGGCGTCAGACAGACAAGGTGCACGTGGCGCGCGGAGCTCAGCGGCGGCACGTAGCCGGCCTGCACGTTGGGGATATGCAGCGACGC